GCTTGTTAGCGCTCAGTCAAGGCAAAGATACTATTGGACTAATATACCAGGTATAAAGCAACCAGAGGATAGGGGTATTGTGCTTAGAGATATATTGGAAGACGACTTTGATAGTGAAAGAGATAAAGCACATTGTATAGATGCAAATTATTACAAAGGTGCAAGTGTTGATCAATATAAGAAGAAACATAGAAGACAGTTGGTTAATAAGCCTATCAAAGTAGGCATGAATGTTGAAGAGGTAAAGATAAGAAAATATAAAGTAGATGAAAAAGCACTACAAAAACTGCTTAGATCTGCAAAAAAAGAAAGTAAAAAGACAATAAAAGATATTGCAAAAGAATGTAATGTGCCTTTAACCAAAGCTGAACATTGGTTTAGGACAGATAGCAGCTTTGCTATACCGAAAGATACGGTGTGGATAAAGCTTAAATTTGTATTAGGTATAACAACAAATGAGTTTGACAAAGCATTATTAGAGTTTGAATATAGAGATGGCGTATATGAAAGCACACAAAGGGTTTACAGCGATCAAGGTAAATCACCTACACTTACTGCAACAAACAAAGAGCAGATGATTGAAACTAAACCTAAACAAGTTGGCGTTGCAGTAGATATAAAGGGACATGACATACTAAAACGAGTGTATAGTCCTGATGGTAAATCGCCAACAGTCAATACTTGCCAAGGTGGCAATAGAGAGCCAAAGGTAGTAACAGGAGGTGCATTACGTGGAAGATATATTAATGATGAAACTAAACAGATGTTAGAAATGCGTAAAGATAAAAAGTCAAATGCAATAACAACGGTAGGTAAAGATAGTTTGGTGGTAGAAAATTTACCAGACAAATCACAAACAATTAAGTCGCAGTATTACAAATCATCACGAGCAAACTTTGAAAGGCAAGGGACTTTTCATGCTACAGGGGTGCAGCAAGAAGATCTAACTTGGAGAAAGTTAACACCGCTTGAGTGCGAAAGACTGCAAACAGTTCCAGATAACTATACAAATCATGTGTCAAATTCAAGGCGCTATGCCATGCTCGGCAACGGCTGGACTGTAGAAGTTATCAAGCATATTTATAAGAATATGGAATATTAATGAAATGTCGTGTTATGATGCGATATGCCAAAATTGGTAGCAATCAAAGAAAAGATGGGGAAACCCACATTACACGAAGTTTGTGAACGCCTTGATGTTATGTTTCAGAACATGGAATATCGGGGTGAAGATAAACTAAATATTGTGTTGGCCGCTCTAAGTTTTTGTATTTCACAGCTTAACGATGAGTTTGATGACAAAGAAGTAGCAAACCTAGTAGTAGAATTATTGGCAAAATATGCCGATAAAACGATACCTCGTTAATATTGTCAATTATTGTCAAAAAAGCATGACAGCAAAAAACATGATAAGAATGGGCTTTTCGGGATTATTTTATTTTTTTCATTTTTGTCATAAGACTTTGATAAAAATAGTATAAAAAACTTACAAAATACTTGACCTGGTTATAGATCTTCAAGTATCCTTTCAAAACACTATGGGGTTAAGTGGGGGTAGCTAGTATATAAATATAGCTCTAGTGCGAAACAAACATGGGACATAGAAAAAATAAACTAGAATATGAACCAATCCTGTCGTCTGACGAAGAAGCCCCAATAGAATACTGCAATCTGGATACGAAACTGAATCGTAGACAGCGTAATTTTATTTGGATCGCAGTTAATAATCCTCGGTTATCGTTAGTAGAATGTGCTTACAAAGCTGGGTATAAGGATCCTCGTCAAGCGGCCAATAAGCTTATGGATAAGCCCTTAATTAGGCAAGAGTATAATTATTTGATGAATCAAGCTAAAAAGAAGTATGAATTAAATTATGATCGGGCGGTGCAAGATTTATACGACATTAGAGACAAAGCAATGGAAGCTGGGTCATTTAACGCTGCAATCTCGGCTCAGAACTCGTTATTAAAGGTCGGGGGTCTGATTGTAGATCGTAAAGAAGTAAAGTTTGGTAAAGTCGATCAAATGAGTCGGGAAGAAGTCGAAACCAGGTTAAAACAACTGATGGGCAATATCGTTGAGGCAAGTATTGAAAGCAAGGAGGATCCAAGCGATATCCAGGATGATGTCATAGAAGATCAATCTAAAGAATCTAAATAGCTATCTAAACCTTTGAATAAAGCCGATTCGTTGGTAAACCAAGCTGTGCGTATAAGTTGATTGTCTTGGTAAACAAGAAAACCCACCTTAAAAGGACTAAGATGGATGTTATTGTAACTTTCTAAGTCGTAAAGTGTGGGATCAAAGTCGACTATTTTGATGTCTAACTTATTCACTATTGCTCGATTCTGTGGCTAGATAACTAATCACATAACAAGCAATAGTGATGTAGAAGAGTGTATCAATCATTCTTGGAAATGAATCTGTCCGTCTTTAATACTAAACCTACGGACAGAAGTGTCTTCGTCTGCCAGATCGTCATAACCAAGATCATACTCCGATATAAATTCTACTTTGAACATTTGCTCTAATGGTATGAGTATTTTATCTGCATTATTGCCACCATAACGAAACAGATCTATAACCTCGTTCCTATCATTAAGTTGAAAATGTATATAGTGTCCTTCATGACAAAAGTATTTTTTGTCTTTAAGGTTTGTTATCTCGAATCCAATCTCTTGCAAGACTTCATTGTTTTTGATGTCGTCAAGTGGTATTGGTTCACTTGGTCTATAATAAGTGCTCATTCTTCTTTCCTCCACATTTGTTGATACCAAAACTCAGCTTGGCTAGTTTCTCCTTCGTTAAAAGCTAAGATACTATCTATCATTTCACAAGTATTTAACTCGTTGTTTGCAATAGCAGTCAAAATTACTGTTGCGTCATTACCGTCAAAAGTATCAAGCCAATTAGATACCTCGCTATGTGTTATTCTTGGTATTTTAATACTCATCTTTCACCTTCTCTAAGTCTGACAATCTAAAAACTAAAGTAGCTTCATGTCCTTGTTCTTGCCAAGAATCATCATCATCTAAAATAACCACCTTATTGCCACAATCATAACGGACGATTGTTCCAGTTATTTCTTGATCGATAACTTTTACCTTATCCCCTATATTCATTATATTCCCCCCTTTGGTGTAAAAATCTTCGCCAGGATTTCTAAGCGTTCGATAGATAAATGGCGTAAGTGTTTTGGATATTTAAGTTTCTTAATGGTATTTTCTGCGTCTGTTGGTTTCATGCTAATACCTCATAATGTTCTTCGCAAAGTTTTATTTGTATGTCTCCACCATCTGCTAAGCGTTGTAATTGATCATTAGTCATAAAAATATTTTCAGCAAAATCATCACGACTTACTTGATAAGAGTCTTCCCATACGTTGTCGTTATACTTAGGGTTGTATCCACTTGCATAAATAACTGTGTTTGGTTTATCTCTTCCTAATTCTTCATTAGGGTTGTTTGTATAACAATTCATTAAGTAAATACCATCATCTTTAACAAGATAAAAGCATTTCTCCGCAGTATATTTATTGCGATAAGCAATTTTGAAATTACTTGCTTTAATAGTATCCCTAGCTAATTTGACTAGGGATTTATTAGATTTAAATTTTAGTGTATGGTTTTCCATTGTTATACCTCTAACTCTTTCATGATCTGGGTTAATACTTGTTCAATTCTTCCTTGATTCGCTTTGTCTAATAAAGCTACTGCAAGTTTATCCGTGATGGTGTTCTTGGTCGTCTCCATGTTCTTATACCAATTCGCAACCTTCTCCATTGTCTTAATGTCCTTGTTGCGTTTAGCACGTTTCATAGTTTTTTCTATAGTTTCATGTATGCCTAACATAACTTCATTAACTATAGCATCTTGTTCAAATTTCCTAATCATGCTGACACCTTCTCTAATCGTGCCAGAACTGACCACAATGGTTTGAACTGTGTTGGTTTGAAGTTTTGATCAATGATCTTGTAATCATCATCTACCTTCATCATATCGTCTAAGATATACCATTCCCCATTACTATACATATATGCAAATTCTATATCCCAATTTACATCATTCAGATATTGTCTGATGTTGTCATACACTTTAGGTTTATCCTCATGCATTCTATCTTCTATTGATTCAGCAATAGTTGATTTGAGTCCACTAAGATAACCAACATTAGCTAACTCTTTTGCTTTAGCTTTGTTGTTGTAGTGTTTGTTAATGATTCTGCCATTGTATTCTGGATAGCCGTCATAGTGGCAGTAAGTGACTATGACTTTTCCGTCAGCTTGTTCGTAAGCTATGTTTGATCTAGTTGCCATATTTCCTCCGTTTATTAAATGTGATAACTAAGTCTATATGATACTATCTGTATCCAATATGTCAAGTTATATGACTAAACAATGTGTAGCCATGTTTTACAGTAATAAATATTTATATGATGGTATTTTGAGGAATTATCGCATCTACCCTCTCACTTGGTCGCCTTTGAAAAATAAAAGCACGAAAAAAACCCTATAATCGGTCGGGAAATGTCGGGATGTCGGGATTTCGGGATTGTCGCTAGTTTTAGCTATATATACACACAGTTTAACACACATCACGGCAGCAGGATCTACCAGGGAGGTTGGCATAAATGCCGTAAATTAACGAAGAAAAGAGTTGCTTTTTGTATCCATTGTGTAGTAGAATAGATATTAAGACATTAAGTTAAAGAGTCTATATAAATACAATAGAATAAAATAATAAAACTTAA